GCGGCAGTCATCGGGCAGCAGGACGCCCGGGGGCGGGTCAACGTGCTGTCCTGCGCGTACGTGGACGAGGACGTGACCATGGGCTTCGAGAGCTTCCTGGACCGGATTCTCATCCCCCACCTGACGGCCAAGTACCCCACGGTCGCGCGGCAGTCCTTCCTGTTCGTGATGGACCCGGCGTGCTTCGAGCGCAGTCAGCTCAACGAGGCGACTCTGGCGCAGGCGGTGCAGGCTCGTGGATTCCCAGTGAAGCGAGCGCCCACTAACCTCGCGGACCGGCGCGTGATCGCGGCCGAAGGGCTGCTGACCCGGGCGATCGACGGGCAGGCCGGCATGCTGTTCGACCCGAGCGAGTGCGTCCACCTGCTCAAGGCGCTGGAGTGGGGGTACCGGTACAAGAAGACGATGTCCGGGCAGATGACGCTGCAGGCGGAGAAGAACCACTTCAGCCACGTGGCGGACGCGTTCCAGTACCTCTGCCTGCACTTCAACGCCGCGGTCAGCGTGACCATGACGGCCTTCCAGACGAAGGCCAGGGAGATCAAGAAGACGCGCTACATGTACGCGTAGCGAGCGTACACTTACGTGCTAGACTCCGCCCCATGCAAGCGGTCGGTCTCCCCATGCCCAGCCCCGGCGTGATGTCGGACGTGTCGTCCGCCGGCTCCGCGCCGCCGTTTGCGCCCCCGGTCGCCCCACCCCGCGTGGTGAGCGCCGGCGGCCTCGTCCCGGTGGGGAATCAGGCGTTTGCGCTGCAGCAGGGCGCCGAGAGCCGCGAGGCGGCTTTCGAGCGGAAGCAGCAGCAGCCCGCGGTTACTGGCCTCGCCGCGTTCGTGCGGAACTTCTTCACGCAGGCCCAGGCCGCGCGGCAGACGGTCGAGAACCGGATGCTGGACGCCCTGTACGCCCGCCGCGGGCAGTACACGACCGAGAAGCTGCAGCTGATCGCCGAGCAGCGCCAGCCCGCCATCTACATGCTGGTTGCGTCGTCCAAGATGCGCCAGATCGAGGCACTGCTGCGTGACGTGTACTTCGGCAGCGGAAACTCCAAGCCCTGGACGGTCGAGCCCACGCCGGACCCCCAGATGCCGCCCGAGGTCGTCCAGACGATCATGCAGCGCCTCGCTGCCGAGATCGAGCAGGCGATGGCCAGCGGGTTCATGCCCAGCATCGAGGCTGCGCGGGAGCGTGCGCGCCAGATGCGCGATGAGGTCACGGCCGACGTGATTGAGGAGGCCCAGCGGGTCGCCGAGCGCGCTGAGCGGAAGATGCACGACCAGATGGTCGAGGGTGGCGCCATCGAGGCGCTGGACCAGTTCATCACCGACCTCGCCACGTTCCCGACAGCGTTCATCGCCGGGCCGATCGTGCGCCGGCGCGCGCAGCTGAAGTGGCCCGAGGGTGGCGGCGTGCCCGAGGTCGTCGAGGAGCTGACCCCGGAGTGGGAGCGGATCGACCCGTTCGACATGTACCCGGCCGCCTGGGCGACCGACATGTACCGCGACCCGATGGTGCGCAAGCACCGCCTCACGCGCACGGACCTGGAGGCGCTGAAGGGGACCAAGGGCTTCGACAACGACGCGATCGACACGGTCCTGGAGCGCTACGGCGTCACGGGCCACCGCGAGATGCTGGCGGTGGAGTCGCAGAAGCAGCTCGCTGAGGGCAAGGACTACGGCCAGACGATCGAGACCGGCCTGATCGACACGCTCCAGTTCTGGGGCAGCGTCAGCGGGAAGATGCTGCAGGACTGGGGCGTCGACAAGGCGGAGATCCCCGACGCCACGAAGCAGTACGAGGCCGAGGTCTGGATGGTCGGCTCGATCGTGATCAAGGCCGCGCTGAACCCGGACCCGCTGGCCCGCCGGCCGTACTACGGCACGAGCTTCCAGCCGGTGCCCGGCTCCGTGTGGGGCAACAGCCCGTACGACCTGTGCCGGGACTGCCAGGATATGTGCAACGCCGCGGCGCGGGCGCTGGCGGCCAACATGGGCATCAGCTCCGGCCCCCAGGTTGCCGTGCTGGCCAACCGCATCCCGGGCAACGAGGACGTCACCGAGATGTTCCCGTGGAAGATCTGGCAGTTCGAGTCGGACCCGATGGGCTCGACGGCGGCGCCGATCCAGTTCTTCCAGCCCCAGAGCAACGCCAACGAGCTGATGGCCGTGTTCGACCGGTTCAGCATGCTGGCCGACGAGTACGTGGGCGTGCCCCGGTACATGGCCGGCTTCAACGGCGGGGACGGCGGCGCGGGCCGGACGGCCTCCGGCATGAGCATGATGATCGGCAACGCGTCCAAGACGATCAAGCAGGTCGTGGCCGCAATCGACATGCGCGTGCTGACGCTTCTGCTGCAGCGCCTGTACCACTACAACCGCATGTACCTGGACGACCCGGACCTGCGCGGCGACCTGAAGATCGTGGCCAACGGCGTGCTGTCGCTGCAGACGCGCGAAGCGGCTCAGGTCCGCAACAACGAGTTCCTCCAGGTCGCGCTGAACAGCCCGATCGCCCAGAGCATCATGGGCATGGACGGGGTCGCAGAGATCCTGCGCGGCACCGTGCGGAACCTGGACCACAACCCGAACAAGGTCGTCCCGTCGGCCGCCGTCCTGAAGCAGCGCATGGCGATGCAGCAGGCCGCGCAGATGATGGCGGCCCAGCAAGGTCAGCCCGGGCAGCCGGGCCAGGAACAGCCCGGCCAAGGCCGGACGCCCGAGGACCCGCGCCAGAGCCGCGAACAGCTGCAGAACGGCGCACCGACCACCGACAACTTCTCTCCCAAGGAGCGATGACCATGGCCAGCAAGATGCCCGCCTTCCTGATGAAGAAATCCGGCCCGGCCAAGAAGGCCCCGGCCGGCAAGATGTGCCCCGGCTGCAAGAACCCCGCCTGTGCCCGCGCCGGGAAGTGCATGAAGAAGGGGAAGTGAGATGCCGCCCCCGGTGAAGAAAGCGCGCGAGCCTAGCGCCGCTCAGAAGGCGGCGGACTCGTACTCGCGGTACGACAAGGAAGCGGCCAAACAGGACCGCAAGGCAGACCAGCTCGCTTCCTGGGGGTCTCGCGCCACCTACGGTCTCGGCTTCTCCAAGAAGGAAAGCCAAGCCAACGACGCGGCCCGTCGGCGCCTCGTCGCTATCGCGGACGAGAAGGCCCAGTACGCCCGGCAGAATGCGGACGCGTCCAAGAAGTCGTACTCCCGCGCCGTCGCGGCTGAAACTCGCGAATACGACGCCAAGGAAGCCCGGGCAAAGGCCGAGGCCGCCAAGGCAAAGGCCACGACACGCAAGCCGGCCGTCAAACGGATTCCCTGACATGCCCAAGAAGGCCTACCAAGATCCGAAGGGCGGCCTGAACGCCGCGGGCCGCGCGCACTACAAACGCACGGAGGGGGCGAACCTCAAGCCGCCCGCTCCGAACCCCAAGAACGCCAAGGACGCGGCGCGGCGCAAGTCGTTCTGCGCCCGCATGTCGGGGATGCCCGGACCGATGAAGGACGAGAAGGGCCGCCCGACACGCAAGGCGCTCTCCCTCAAAGCCTGGAACTGCTGACATGACCACCGAACTCCGCTCAATCCCCTGCCCGGTCCTCTCCACGATGGGCCGCCTCTCAGGCGAAGGCGTGCCACCGCGCGTCCTGGCCGACTGGCTCGAATCGCTCGTGCGCAGCGTGCCCGCCACGGGTATCACCTCGCTCGTCGTCGTTGGCACGGAGCACCTGCAGGCGCAGTACGTCCACACCCTGACGCCGGCTGAGGTGCGGGACCGCGAGTTCGACCGTCAGGCCAAGGCCATCGCCCAAGCTTTGAAGGAGTTGGAAGGCGTCACGGGCCCCACTGCGGAGAAGTTGCGCACGCTGTTGGGGGGCGCATGAGCCCAGAGGTCAAGCATGACGCCGCCGTCCAGATCGCGAACTCGGCGCCCGCCGCCACGTTCGTCGGGCTGACCTTCGCCGGCGTACCGATCCAGGACTGGGTCGCCCTCCTCGGCGGCGTTTTCATCCTTGTCCAGGTCGGCTACCTGATCTGGAAGTGGCAGCGAGACGCGAAGATCGAGCGGGACCGCCAGGACGACCGACAGGCCCGCCTGGAGGACGACGAGTGAATCGCGTCCGCGTCGCGGTCGGCGCGCTGGCGCTGTCGGCGTCGACCCTGGTCGGCCTCCTGGTCACCGAGGGGTACCGGGAGCAGGCGTACCGACCGCTGCCCACCGACGTATGGACCGCAGGCTTCGGCACGACCGGACCGGACATTCAGCCCGGGGTCAAGCTGCCCGTCGAACAGGCGCTGCAGCGCGCGCTCACCGACGTCCAGAAGTTCGAGGGGGCCGTCAGGCAGTGCGTGAAGGTGCCGCTGCACCAGCACGAGTACGACGCCTTCGTAAAGTTCTCGTACAACGTCGGCTCCGGCGCGTTCTGCAACTCGACGATGGTGCGGCTCCTCAACGCAGGCGACTACGCCGGCGCGTGCGCGCAGTTCGATCGGTGGACGATGTTCCAGGGCAAGGACTGCCGCGTGCGGGCCAACGGGTGCTACGGGCTCGTGGTGCGCCGTCAGGCGGAGCGCGCCCTCTGTGAAGGGAAGACCCAGTGAACGCCTACCTGATGGCCGCCATGG